GGCCGGTGGAATGCCGTTCGCGCAGTCGATCCCGAAGCTGCCGGAAGGCGGCGACGGCGGCGCGGGCATCGTCGGCACGCACGGCACGCGCCACGGCCGCGAGCGCGAACGCGTCTGATCGCACCTCGGCCCGGGCTGCTGCTGCTCCTCCAACGAAAGCCCGCGCTAAGCGCACGCCGACCGACCGAGAGGGGTTTCGGCGCTTCACGCAACGGTCGGCGTGCGCATTTTTCCCGTTCCCAACGCGACGAGGATGACCATGGCGAACCCATTGGCGCAGCGCCTCGGCCAGCTCGTCGGCCCATTCGTCGAGCGCGTCGCCTTGCGTGCGGGCTTCCGCCGCTCGGTGCCGGGCGGCGTGACGTGGATGTGGCCCGGCGGCTTCAACAACGGCGACCGCGGCCCGCCCGGCACGTGGCAGCGCAACCTCAATTCCAACTACCTCGGTCAGGAGCTGATCGCCTTCTCGGCGGTCTACGCCTGCATCAACAACATCGCCGCCGACGTCTCGAAGCTGCCCGCCATGGTCTACGCGGTCGACACGAGGACCGGCGCGAAGACGCCGCAGCGCGAGGACTACTACGTCCAGCTCATGAACGCGCCCAACGGGTACCAGACTCACAGCGATTTCATGTACGCGTTCGTGCAGAGCTATCTCTTCCAAGGCAACACCTACGCCTACTGCAAGCGCAACCGGCGTGACGAGATCACGTCGATGCACGTGCTCAATCCCTACCGCACGACGCCGCTGATCGCCGACGACGGCGCGATCTACTACCGCTGCACCGAGGACTTCCTCGCAGGCCTTGCGCCCGGTCAGGTCGTGCCCGCGCGCGACATGATCCATCACCGCCTGCCGTTGCTGCCCGGCTATTCGCTGATCGGCGTCACGCCGATCTTCGCGGCGGCCGCATCGAGCGCGGTCGGCCTCAAGATTCTGCAGAACAGCCAGCAGTTCTTCGCCCAGAACGCGCGGCCGAGCGGCATGCTGGTGAGCGACGTCAAGATCGCCGATCCCGAGGCGGCGCGGCTGAAGCAGGAATGGGACGCGGCCTATTCGGGCGCAGGCATCGGCAAGACGGCGCTGCTCTCGGGCGGCCTCAAGTGGGAGCCGCTCACCATCACCGCGCAGGACGCGCAGCTCATCGAGCAGCTCCGCTGGTCGGTCGAGGATGTCGGCCGCGTCTTCCGCGTGCCGTCGTTCATGCTCGGCGACACCAGCAAAGTGAGCTACCGCAACACCGAGCAGCTCGTGCGCGCCTACCTCACGAATTGCCTCGACTATCACATCAAGGCCATCGAGGAGCGCTTCCAAGCGGCCTTCGAGTTCGACAGCGGCTACGAGTTCAAGCTCGACCTTTCGGCGATGCTCCGCACCGAGATCGACGTGCGCTACCAAGCCTATCAGCAGGCGCTCAACAGCGGCTGGCAGTCGATCAACGAGGTGCGCGCTCAGGAAGGCCTTGAGCCCATCGACGGCGGCGAGGTGCCGCGCGTGCAGATGCAGTACGTGCCCATCGACCGCGAGGTCGTGCCGCAAGCGCCGCCGATCCCGCAGCCCGGCGCGGGACCGGCCGAGCCGGGCGAAGGCGACAAGCCTGCCGATCCCGCCGAGCCGGTGCCGGAAGACACGCCCGCCGAGAACTCGATCCGGCCCGACGTGCTGCGCGTGCGCGCGGCGCTGGCCGAGCGGAGGGCCGCATGACCCGCGACCAGATCATCGAGCTGATCACGCAGGTGATGGGCGACGAGCTGACGCTGATGCGCGCCGAGGTCGAACGTCTGGTGGCGGCCAAGCCCCTGCCGCCGTTCCTCCCGCCGCCGATCTGGATGGCCGGTCGGCACGCCGCGAGCGCGGTCGTGCGCCACGTCAACGGCCTCTTCATGGCGCGGCGCGACACCGAGAGCGAGCCGCCCGGCGAGGACTGGCTGCCGCTGATCGTCGGCGTCGCCGGGCTGGAGATCGCCATGGCCGACGACCGCACCGTCGCGATGCGCGGGCGATTGAGCGACGGCCAGCGCTTCGAGATGGTGCACAAGCTCGCCATCCCGCTGCTGCGCGGCACGTGGAGCGCCGATGCGGAGTACGCCGAGGGCGACCGCGTGATGCGGCAGGGCGAATGGCAGGCCATCGCGTCCAGCAAAGGCATCGAGCCCGGCAGCGACGGCAGCGACGCGGTCTGGCTCCGGGTCGGCGGCAAGTCGCGCACGCCCGGCGCAGGTGCGCCGCAGTTCCTGCTCGACGACGACGGCACCATGACCGAGAGCGGGCGCACCGTCGGCTCGATCAAGCCCTTGGTGCGCGACCTCCTCGCCGATCTCGTCGCCAAGCACTCGAAGGGAGGCGGCGCATGACCAAGCCGCGCGCCGTGCCGCCCGTCGATCTCGCGATCATCAAGGACGACCTCAACATCCCGGCGACCGACACCAGCAACGACGCGTGGCTGAACCGCCGCATCGCCGAAATCTGGGCGCGCATGGAAGTGTTCACCAGCCGCAAGCTGGTGAGCCCGCCCGCCGACTTCGTCGACGACTGGGGCGAAGTGCTGATCAACGGTGCGCACGTCAACCTGCCGCCGACCATCGCCTACTGGCCGCGCTCGACGGTGTTCCTGCGGGTCTATCCGGTGATCGCGATCAAGGCGGTGGAACTCTCGGGCAGCGACCTCGCCTCGATCAGCGACGTGAAATGGGACATCGACAGCGGCAAGCTGCTCGGCCTCGATCCGAGCATCGCGCCGGGCGCGTGGTTCGAGCGCGGCCTCGACCGGCACCTGCTCTACAGCCGCGCGCGTGTGACCTACACGGCGGGCTGGGACACCATCCCGGCCGACCTCTACGCCGCCCTGCTCGGTGTTCTCACACCCTTGTGGCAGGCCCGGCAGGCGCAGCAGGGCGGCTTCGGCGGCGGCGCGGTGACGCAAGTCGACGTGATGGATGTGGGCTCGGTCCAGCTCGCGAGCGCCAACGCCTTCGTCGAGGCGACGCTCAAGGGCGTGCGCACGACCGACCCGCTGCTCGGGCCATGGGCCGCGAACCTCACCGACTACATCGACTGGCGCGCGACGCTCGGCGTCGACTGCTTCCCGACGACCAAGACCGCGCCGGGCAATGGCGCGTCGCCCATGGCAATCGGCGACGTGCCGCCCGCCAACCCGGCCGTCGGCGAGTCGTGGTGGAACAGCGCCGAGGGCCGCGAGTACGTCTATTACGACGACGGCAGCTCGCGCTCGTGGGTTCAGGCCGACATCGCGGGGTGAGCCATGCCGATCACCTTCCCCGTCGCGCCCGATGCGGGCGAGCAGCACACCGCCGAGAACGGCGTCACCTACGAATGGACCGGCGTCGCGTGGCGCGTCGTGGCGACGCCGAGCAGCGGCGCGCCCATCGACAGCCCGCACTTCACCGGCAACCCGACCGCGCCGACGCCGACGCCCGGCGACGATGACCAGAGCATCGCCACGACCGGCTTCGTCAATGACGCCATCGCGGACGCCATCGCCGACCTCCCGCCGCCGCCGCCGCCAGACCTCTCGGGCTACCTGCCGCTGTCGGGCGGCTCCGGGCACCCCATGACGGGCACGCTCTACGTTCCGGCCGTCGACGGCACGCCCGGCGACTTCTTCATCATGTCCGCGCCCGGCTACGGCATCTATCTCGCGGGCGATGGCGGCGGCGGCTCCAACTACCTCCAATGGGGCGGCACCGTCCTCACAATCGGTTCCACCTTCCGCATCCAGAAAACAGGCATCGAAGGCACGGTGATCTTCGCCGGGGCGATCCATCCCGGCATCCGCGCCGACTTCCGCACGAGCGGCACGCTCGCACTGCGCACCGAGGACGACGAGGCAGATGCCACGCTCGTCGCGGGCGTGGTCCGCACGATCCCCGTGACGGTCGCGACGCTGCCTGACGCGGCGTCCGCTGGAGCAGGTGCGCGCGCCTTCGTCAGCGACGCCAACGCGAGCACGTTCAACACCATCGTCGCCGCGGGCGGCTCGAACGCCGTGCCGGTGTTCAGCGACGGCGCGAGCTGGCGCATCGGGTAGGTCACCATGAACATCGTCGACAGCATCGTCGCGCCCGCGGTGCGCGCGACGTTCGACGCGTTCGCGACCGAGATCAGCTATCAGCCGCAAGGCGCGCCTGCGCCGTCGGTGCTGCGCGCCTTCATCCGCAGACTCACCGCGCAGGAGCTGCTCGCCGCCGCGATCCAGCAGGGCGCGCTCTGCGTGATCAAGGTCGACCAGTTCGTGACGGTGATCGGCAACGCCACGCCGCGCCGCTACGACCGCGTCGTCAGCAATGGGACCAACTACACGGTCGAGCGCTGGGATACCTCGACCGTCTCGGGTGTGCCGGTGTTCTTCAAGATCACGCTGCTCGGCGG